GAATAGACCACGCCCCGGATTTTACAGCAGCCTACTCTGGAGCAGGCTCATTCGACTTTCGGACACGCCGAGAAGTCGTTTCTGAATGTGCAGGTTTGCCGAGATCAATCTTCGCCTCGACGGGCATGATGAATTGATCATGCTTCGAAGGGATGAAGGATTCCGGCAACTCCACAACAGCAGGGGTCTTGCGAGTCGCATAGACCAGCTGCGGCTCGGACTGACCCACCTGCTGAATGTGGCGGGTGTTGGTGATTTTCCACTTAGCCATTTTACGGCACCGCCGCTCGGCCACCGACCATGTTGGTCTGAGCATCCAGCACAACATGGGCATGGTCAGTGGTTGGAGCCAGCACGCTGCCAACAACAGTCGGCGAAGTGCCAAAAGCAGTAACCATCAGACCATAGTGCTGCTTGGCGATGTGCTGAGACGACACAGCAAACTCGCCCTCTACGGTCCCAGCGTCACCAATGGCGGTGCCGGCAGGGTTGTAGTAATTGATGCCAGAGCTGCCAAGGTTCAGCGGGTTACTGGTAAGCGCGGCGTTGTCGGCGCCGATAAGCTCAACAAGCAAACCACCGGCCGAGGTGGCCGAAGAAATAGCAGCACGATACTTCACCTTCATGCTGCCGGCAGCGCCACCGAAAAGAACCTTAGCCGAGCCAAGGTCCAAAACAGTAGGCGAAACCGTGCGCGTGTTGTCAGTCAACGCTGGGATTCCAAATGCATAAGTATTGTCCAAAATCATTGTCGTATCTCCTTTTTCCTTTTGGTTTTTAGATCGCGGTTTCAGCAACGAGCGCATCGCAAATGCGAAGCGGGATGCCACTGAACGCTTGAACCATTTTGCCGCCCTGACCGTTCTGCCACTGAGACAGCAGATTCACGTCGTTCGACGCCAACTGCGCGTCGAGCTTCCGCTTGCTGGTGCGGCTCATGTAGAAACGCGGGCTGCCTTCCAGCGTGTGGATGGTGCCAATCATCTGCTGAAGAGCCAGAATCATGCCACGGTCATCATCGGCAAACGCACTGTCGTCCGGGTCCCACTGAAAGCGAGTGGCGAAGCGGTAGTCTTCAACCGCAATGCCGCACTTCCACTGAAGCCGGGTGACGTAGGCGTAGAACGGGTTGTCGGACGAATCCAACACCCGCTGTTCACCCTTGTCTTCGACAACAAGACCGGCAGCAGAACCCTTCGGGTAGATGCCGTAAATCTTGCGCGGAGCCCAGTTGATGAGCCAGAGGCTCTGAGCGTTCACACCAGCATTGGTACCCTTCAGCGTGTACGCCGAAGCATCACCAGCAGTGGTCGAGTAGTACCGTGGCGCGAGGCCATGGATACGCTCAGGGTTGGTTGACACCGACTCATAGAAAGCAGCCGTCGCGAACTGCTGCGAGATGCCTTCCATGATGAGTTGGTCCTCGCTCATACGGAACGCCGCAGCGTCACCGTTAAGCTTGGCCAAGTCCACGTCAATCTTGGACTCAGTTTCCAGCATGCCACAGGTCTCGTCGAACTGCTCGACGGTCGCAGTGACTTCGGCAACACCTTGGTTCAACCGACGCCACGAGGCAGACGGCAGAGCATTGGCCGCTTGAGTAATCCGATGGCCGGTGGGCAAGTTGCCCTCCACCCACGGGATGTCCTGAAGCACCGGGTTCAACTGCGCCAAGACATTCGCGACCTGCGCGATGCCACCATTCGGGGCGCGACGTGCGGCCCACTCGGCAAGAGTTACAAAGGTTCCTTCAGCCATGACACATTCTCCTACTGTTTCGGCGTACCGTCTGCATTGAACATGCTCGGGTAAAGCTGCCGCATTGTTTGTTGTTCAGACGATGCCGTACCCGCCGACTTAGGCGCGAACGAATCGTCCTCTCCTAATGCTTGACCGACCCTTGAGAAGAACTTGATGAGCCCCGGGTGGTTCCCGATGCCCGCCGCATCCAACTCTCTGGCCAATTCTTCGCCGCCGAACTTGCGAAGAGCTTTCTTTGCCGTTGCCATAGTGACATTCATCTTCTCGCCGCCGAAATCTTTGTCGGCCTTGAGTTGCTTGTCCCACTCAGCATTCAGTTGTTTCACCGACTCAGACATCTGCTGGTCGAGTTTCTGCTGGCGCTGGATATCCCATGCGACCAACTTAGATGCCTTGGCACCATCAAGACCTGCCTCTTTGGCCAGGTCCTTGAACTCTTTCAGCATAGCCTCGTCAGGCTTCACGCCCTCAGGCAAAGAAATTTCAAGGTCAGGAGCAGCAACAGACTGCGTGTCTTTCGACTTGTCAGTGCCCTCGCCTTCCTTTGGCTTATCCTCGCCGGCCAAACTACCAATTACAGATACCGGCGCGGAATCCTGCGCCACAGGCTCCGTGCTCGCGGGAGCGACGGTTTCAGTGGGTTCAGTCACGATTCAATCTCCTCTGGTTGGACATCTAACAGCAGCTCTTTTTGTAGCTCAGTCGTCGATTCCTGAATCATCAGCACGTACTTATCGAGGCAGACCCTCTTCAGGATCTCGACAAGGTTCATACCAATGTCGCGCTGACCCTCGCGCCGCCACGAGTGCATGGCAGCGGTAATGCCGTCCTTGATGCCAGCGTCGGCGATGCCATCGTTGATGCCGCACTCCGACCAAATCAGCCAGTACATCAGCCGACGACCGGCAGGGGTGCTCATGCACAGAGAAACGTCCTCGTTCAGCCTGCGCTCTTTGCGCTTCTGTATCCCATCAATCGCACTCTGGCGCTGACGGTCTGATTGTTCGGTGTACGCTTTCATTTAGCGACCTTCATTGCATCATACCCTGAACCACAGGGGCCATCGACTGTGCGAGTTGACCAAGACCGCCAGTATCAACTTCGGACAGGGTTTTGACTGCGCCGGCAATGGGCTGCGCTTGCTCGGCCATTTGCTCGGCTTGCTCCTGCTGTGCCCTTGCGCCACGAATCTCCGAGGTCTTTTCCTCGTCGTTGATTGCATCAGGTCGAACGCCAGTGATGCGACCAATCTCGTCGGCGAGCACGTCAGAGTTCAGCTTGTCGAGCACGCTCGGCTGCAACTGCGCGAGCATACCAATGTTCTGCACAAGGGTGTTTATTCCGAGTAGGCCAGTAGCCTGCTGCATCTGGTGCATGACACTGACGAACTCAATCGACACCGAGCTACCAGCCAACACCTCGGGAGGCTCTGGCAGGCGACCGGCTCGTTCCAGTACGGAGAATGTCCTCTCTATTGCAGGCTCCAAAAGACCACCGTTCAGGTTCTCAAGCAGCGGGCCAAGCATCAACATGACTTCTTGCCGGCGAGCCTCGACCTCGGTAGCAGTCGCACGCTGGTTGCGGTCGTCCGACAGCATGTTCTGCCACAGGTGCACGAACATCGAACGGCGCACACGCTCTTCGGTTCTCTGTATGTGACCCAACAATACGTTCATCGCATTGGGGTCGATGGACATGATTGGCTCTAGGATGGCGTTCTCGCCGCGCGGCATGGTCGTAATGTCGCCCGGCAGCAACGAGTGACGCTTGATGCCAGAGCTTGCCCGCAGCGGCGGGTTCACAATCTTGTCGTTCATCTTCATCAAGCGGTCTTCGAGGTACTGCAACATCCTCGCATCGCCGCGAGCATTCCATCCGGGGCCGCGACCGTAGGCATCGCCGGGGCGCACGAACCAGCGCGGCGCAAGTACGGGGAACTCTTCGTAACCGCCTTCGCGCAAGAACGCTTCCTTGTTCTCGTGACCAACTTCCCACCAGCAAGACTTGAACTTCTTGTCGAAGCCGCCACCGTAGTCGGCATTGGGCTGGATGGCGTGGATGATTGTCACGTCACTTGCGTAACTACCACGGTTGTATGCGCTTCTCGTGCGTTCAGACACGACATCCAGCCCAAACTTTGCGACAGTCTGGCGCACGTTCAGCGTCAGCTCGCGGTAACAGGTATCGACCTCGCCTTCCGCGTTCACGTCCAAGAAGTATTCGCCAATCGGCATGGGGCGAAACCGCATCCGACCGTTGTTGTCTTCGGCGAACATGGCCGCAGTGCCGATGCTGCCAAGGTCCATGTAGACCCCATTGGCCAGAGCCGAGTACCAGTTCGACGCCTGCAACTCTTTGTCGATAATTGCCCGGCAGGACATCAGATACATCTCGACTTCGGAGTTGTCTCTGACGGCAGGGTCACTGGCGGTGAGGGAATACCACTGTCTGCTCGGGCTCGTGATGCCAGCCATCATGCCGGCGACCAGGGTGTTGATAGCCTCGACCGGGGTGTTGTTCGGGATGGTCTTGTCTTTCTTCAGCCCGTCGTTGCGGTCGGCAGCGGTCCAGACGGTGCGGTAGGGCACGAACTGCTCGGCAATTTCTCGCCAAGCAGGCTCCCAGCGGGCGCGCTCGGTCTTTAACTCCGAGAGGCGCTGCTCGTATTTCTCGCGGAGACTACCCATTCTCGTTGAACCCCTTGAAGGCACCGTACCTGCCCGAAGACCTTAACAGCTGCCTCTGAATCCCCAGGCGGGCGAGTTCCTTGAGGTACGAGTCGGTCATGTCGGGGAGTTGGGGCATGGACAATTTCTTTCCCTTCAATGACCCAACGATATTCCCGCTTGAGCTGCCAAACGGGTTCCCAAAAGAAAAGGCAGCAGATAGCGGACTGGTTACATTCTTCGCTCCACCCATGCCTCAACCCTCCAGCGGATTGTATTCCGTCAATGCTCTTACACCATGTTGATAATGATTCGCAACATCATTATCACTTTTCCTCACGACCGCCGCAGCGAAGGTCAGAGCCAGAGCGTCAGCGCGATTCGGGCTGGACACGCCGCGTTTCTTCATTTCTTCTTTCGATTCGAGCAGCATCTTGGTCTGTTTGCCCGACGCCTTGAACTTGAAGTGCGGGGTGCACAGTTCAGTTTGCAGGGTTTGGTCGCGTGGGA